ATATATCATTCCGTTAATCACTATTGCTTTATTCTTCATTTTGTTGATCCTTTTAGTTATTACGTTTAGTTTAATATCGTTATGCTGTTATTTAGATTCTGCTAAGCGGCGCTGCTTGATGTTGTACATCACGAAGCGATTACGTTGCATAGCGTTTTGCATCCATGCGTCATGATTAAACCCGTTCAACATCCAGCTAACAGTGTACTTCCTAAATGGGTTAGCTCGTTTTTCAGTGTTCATATTAGATAATCCTTATTTGCTCGTATTTTGGCGTTTTTGCCGTTTCGTTGGGATAAGTCTAATACTTGCGTGATCTATTGACAATAGCTCGTTAACGAAAAAACAGTGGTGTTGATCTGTTTAAGAGTATCGAAATTAAAGCGACACCGCGCCGCGTCTAGCTATAAAGCCATTTGATACCAGTTAAATAAGGGTTAAATTAAATGCAAAGAATCTATATATAACACTACTGATAACGCTAAGCCCACGATATATGGCGCTGTTGGGCTGTTATCTTAGCTTGTGTCTGTTTGTTGGCTGTTTGATCAATCGATTAGCTTGATTTAATCCCCACCCAGCCGATCCGTTTCCTCACCCTGGCTCCAGCGTTGTCGGGGGGTATGCGGGGGTAGCTGGCTCGCGCGCGGGGGGATATATGCCTATATAAATCTTACGGATAAACCAAAAGTCACCCTCCCCCCACACACATTGCCTACACCTCGTTGACGCCTCGTTCACCTACCCCTATACGTTTCGTTGGGTAACTTCTGAACGACTCCCATCGGCCCTTTTACGGCCTCTAATGGACACTACATTACTGGTTAGATCCTTACCTGAGAATCCACCTTGAGCCATCTCCATGAAGTCCTCTATCTCAGCTTCCCATCGACTATCTAGGACACCCTGCCTAGCCTCGTCTACGGATTGACCCATCGTCTTCTGCCAGTAGGCTACAGCCCCTGCTAAAGCGTCCACCCTATCGTCATGCTTTAAGCATCCACGGTCACGGGTAATGTGGGTAAGCTGGTACATTAAGGAATACACATGGTCCTGGTTCTTAACGTCAGAACGAATGAGTTGTTCATCCATCACTAAGCGGTGTTGCGTCATGACAGGCTCAAGGGTATCGATGATGCGACCTTCCTTTTGACCTTTAGCCCACTCAGATTCCTGTACTGTACAACCACCGGGCCACACTTTCTGAAGGATAGGGCCGAATGATGTAACCCATAGTCCCTGTCCGTAGTTAGGTTCTACCTCTACTACGTTTACGGCATAGCGTTTAGCATCTATAGCTATTTGATGCATAGCCTCTGCGGGGTCACCTTTGTATCCACCTACATGGAGGACATACATGATGCCGTTAAGAGTCGCTACGATAGCCCATGCGGTTTCATCCTTACCACGACCTGCGGGGTCAACGAATAGAACCACACCGTCATATACTTCCCAATCAGTATCGGTAAATAGTGGACGAAGGAAGTGGTCACCAGAGAACCCTAGGTTGCTAATGTCACGGATCTGGTTCTTCTTGTCACTGTCTCTTCCCCACTGCACCTGTAACGGGGCCTTAACGGGGTTGGTAGAGAACACAACTAAGTCGAACTGTCTCAGTGGGTAACGCTCAGCATCTGACAGGCTAGTATCCAGCATGTACTGCAAGGCATAGGTAGCCCTACCCTTAGATTCTATCTTGACCATCTCGTCATGACCGAATCGGGTGTCAGTTACGCCACCATACTCTAGTAGTCCTAGGCTGTTCTTACGCTTTAGGTAGGGAGCCAGTATGTTTACATCCTCACCTGACTCTTCATCACGGAGTATGTAATTCTTTAGCTTAGCCTCTGTCGGGTAACGTACAGGTATAGTGAATGTCCGAAACTGCATGGACTTAACGAGTACGTTGTAGATAGATTCTTCCGTCTGCGGTGTACCTAGTAGGATGATGTCACCCTTACCATGCTCTGTCTTGGTGATAGGCACGAAGTCAGACTGTACGACCCTGACGATTCTTTGTCGGGCCTCTTCAGTCAGGGAGTTCTTCTCGACCTCTATGTCATCAGCGATCAATAACGTAGCACGACTACCCGTGATCTGTGAGGTTATACCCCTAGCAGCCACAGAATAGCTTTGTGACAGAGAACTACCAGACACATCGAACTGGTCAGCCTGATCTCTACGAGCAGCACCTTTCTCACGAGCGCCCTCTATGAGCCACTGAAGTATAGGCATAGAGGATATAATGCCTTTTGTTTGCGATACGAACTCCTTTGCCTTAGAGCCAGCAGCAGACACAACCAGGATCTTTTCATCCCTAGGGTTACGCATAAGTCGCCATATAGCAAAGGCTGATGTGATATACGACTTACCCGCACCACGGAAACATCGGACAATATCCTCACGGGGATTGTCGAACAAAGATTTCAGCTTGTGGGCCTCCAAGTCTGTAGCCTCAGCCGTGTCATAACCATACTGAAGACGGTGGGCTATCTCGTACTGAGCCTCTGTTGGGGCAGGTAGCCCAAGGTGATGCCAAGCAATAGCTAGGAAGTTACGAAATTCCTCAAAAGCGGGCCACAGTTCATCTGGAAAAGAGGCTTGCCAGTGGGGATCACCGTCAATCAAGTATGGATCTAGCATAGACTACAGTCCTATCTTAGTGTGTCGCCTTAATAGGCATTACGTTGGTGTACTTCTTTAAGGTATCTGACAGGTTGTGATCTGTCTGGGTAACCATCTCTTCTGGTGGGAACTGCTTTAAGAAGTTAACGGCTGCATTCAGTGTACTTGCGGGAGCGTCAACACGTTCACCAGACCTAGGGTCTAGTTCACCGTTAGCCACCCGGTCACACAGGGATATAATTAGTAGACCTTTAAGATCTGCACTGGTCTTCTTCATTTCGTAAGTCCTTTAGCTTTCTCGAATGACCGTAGGCCACCTAGGCCCAGTAAAGACATTACGAGTGTTGTGAGTTCAGCGGATGCGATAGAAGGTAGTTCTGCTGGTAGGTCAATGTAAGCGTTGATGAGTCCAGCAAACGGAAGGATAAGGAACTGGTAAAACAAACCAATTGCACATACCCAACCGATAGCTGGACGCCAACCAGCGACCCACACAGAAGCATGTTTTGCTCCTTCAATATTCGCCATTGCTTGTAAGTTGTGGGGTTTCTGAAGTGCTTCCGTCAGCTTGAGTCGAGCATTAGCCCTCTCTTCGTCTGACGTAAACAGATCATCAAGACCATCCATCACACTACCAGCAATCCCTGCAAGGGGGTTGATAGACATAATGTTTCCTTGTAATTAAGTACCCATCCATCTGGACAGGACTGATGTGCCGACACCACCCAGACCTATAGACAACAACATGGCTCCAGCAAGGAATCCCTTGCCTTTGACTAGTTGTTTCTCTAGGTCGTTAATGCGGTTGGATAGTGTGACTGTTATTTCATTTAATGTTTCGACTTGATTGCCTAGAGTTTCTACTAGGGTCACTAATCGTCCTGCATCATAGTCAGTCATTTGTGACATGATTATTAACCTCTATAGTAGATTGCAATTCCAAACAGTAAGCCCACAGCAAGTATCATGCAGACACCAATGTTAATTCCTAACTGTAAGTCTTTCTGTAACTTGGCTGCTTGCCTAGCTTTCTTATTTCTTAGAGCCAACTCTTCTTCTTTACGTTGCTTGTGCCAGTTTGCCTCGAATCGAACAAAATCTGTCCAACCGCCAAGTCGGCTTTTTTTCATATGCCACTCAAGATTGGCTCTCTGGATTCTTTGCTGCTCCTGATATTGCCAACATTCTAAGGCTGTGCCTTTACTACCACTGTCCCCAGCTTTTTTCTGGACTTCATGTGTCGCTGAGAAATAGTCGGTAAGTGAGCTACCCATATCGTATATGGACTTGCCATTTTTGAAGGCTGTTGAGACCACCTTATACAGACTATTGGCAATGGCGATTTCCGCTAACATAGCCATAACCTCCTGCTATATTCTAGGGTTTCGTAAGGTTTGGTTGATGGTTGTACTACTAGATATTCGATGGGTCTTTGGGCCACCACTGGCTCTATGAGTAGAGCCTTCCCCTCTGGGAGAAGGGAAGTGCTTTGGTGTACTAGCGGTAGCCCTGTGGGGCTAGACCACATCTACTTCTTCTTTGGTTTCTTTGTAGGTTTTGCTGGGGGACGACCTTTTGTAGTCCCATACGTT